GGTCATTTAGTGTTTTGTCTTTAGGTGTTTCCATTTTGTCTGCAAAGTAACCCTCAATAGAAAAGCCCTTAACTTTATTTGATTTAACATACTCATTCCAGATCTCATCGTTGTTAACCTTTACACTGCCCATCCAAGTTCCTAGTGGTACATCTAATCCATACAAAGCAGTCTTGTCTTTCACTTTGTCTTCTACAATCCAACTTTCAACCAATGTTAATCCGCTCAATACTTCATCGTGTTCTAATGTTGAATTACTTTGGTTTCCTTTTTGTAAGAACATTTGAGATGCTTTTACAATAGTATCTTTTGAAAAGTAAATGTAATACTCACCCTCTGCGCCATTTCTGTATATAGGCTTGTTAGGGATTAATAAAGCACCCATCAGTATTTTCTTTTCCTTATCTACTTCTGCAAGTTTAATTTCTTGGTTCTTTAATGCAACAAAGTCGCTTTCAATCGCCGGACTTTCTACGATAGAAATTGCTTCCACTCCAATATCATCTTGTTCTTCGTCTAAAATAAGTTCAATTATTCTCATAAATATATAACGTGTTTAATTTTTAAATTTGCATTTATCCAATACTAGCACCCTCTATAATGTTTCTATCTAATTCTTGTGCAGTACTTACATCACTTGCAACAACATAGGATCTGGATGGTCTTTGTGATTGTCCCCCTATCGCATCTGCTAATTGATTTGTTCCACTCGCACCAACTACATTAAAAGCCGGTGGTGCTGATGGAGCAGTCGGCTCAACAATAGAACCCCCACCCCCACCTATTCCAGATACCGCAGATTTAGCAGTTCCCGTAGCAGATTTAATTGCACTAATTATTCCCGCAGCTTGTGCAGCATATCCAATTAATAAAGGTATGTTTTGTGGAAATCCAACTTTAGCAGTTTGAGCAGTACCCTCTGCAACCGCTACTGTACTTTTCGCTGCTGCTATTGATGAAAATGTAATGGTCTTTTTTGCTTCCATTATCATTTCTTTTATTGCTAATGCTTGTTTTAGTAAAAACATAGCTTTACCAAATTTAGTTTCTGCACCACCTATAGCAATTAAATCATCTAATGCTTTTTGTTTTGTAGCAGTTAGCATTTTTTCATTAGCTATTTTTGCTTGTGTAATTTCATTATCTCTAGTTATTCCGGTTTGTCTAGATTGTTCTGTGAAATCATCCAAAGCAATCTGTGCATCAATTTTTGCTTGTGTACCCGCATTTGCATTATCCACAATAGCTTGTAGTCTTATAGTTTCTTGTTCTGCTTCAAGTATATCAATTTCTTTTAATGCCTCAAGTCTTTTTAATTCATCATCTATCTGTTCTGCATTAAATCTTTTTTGCTCAATAGATAATAAACTTTCACTTTCTAACTTTGCATTTGTTAATTCTGTTGCTTCTTTTGTAAGTGCATTTGCGTTGGTTTGTTGTTCTGATTTTAAACCAGTTACCGTAGCTGCAACCGCTTGTACTTCTGCTTCAGCTTCTAATACTGCAACATAATCTTCTGTTTTACCAGTTAAATTAAATTGTGCTTGTGCTGCTGCTTTGACTAATTTTGCGTTTTTAGTCATTTCTTCTTCTTGCTTTGTAAGAATAGTATTTAACTTATCGTTTGCAGCTTGTCTTTCAGCTATACTTTTTGTTTCATCATCTCTAATTTGTCTTTGTTGTTCTGCTTGTCTATCATATTGTTCTAATAGTATTCTACTTTGCGCAGCAGCTATTTGTGCAGACTTTTCTAATGCCTGGTTTGCCTTTGCTGTTTTTAATGCAGCATCAACACTAATTTCTTTTACACCCTTAACAAGTTGTGAACCTATTTCACCAGCTTCTGATACCGCTTCTACAAAGTTTGTAACAACATCTGTTCCTGCTTGTACCGCTTCTTCACCTACTTCTTTTAAATTAGCTTTGGTTTCTGCAATACTTTCATTTAAGGCTTTTATTTTTGTTTCATCACCATCACCAAATACAGATTGTTCCCAAGCTAACTGTGCTGCTTGTATTCCTAACTGAATACCATAAAAAGCCAACTTTAAAGGTGTAACTGCAATGGTTAATAAACCACTAATAACCTTTCCTAAAGCGTCAAAATTTTCAGATGCAGATGTTACACTTTTATACACATCTGTTATAACACCAAGTACTTCATTGAATACTATTTGAGCAGTTTTAAATACAACATTTAAACCATCCATTACTTCTTGGTTCTCTTGTACGGCAGTACTCACAAATTCAAATGCTTTCTGTAATAAGAATATAATACCGGTTGCAGCAGCAAGACCTTTTAAAGATACTCCAACTTTCTTTACACCCTTTGCACTATCCTTTGCTCCTTTTTCAACTTTCTCTAAACTTTCAGCAGTCTTTTCATTAGCACTTACAACTTCCTTTTCAAGTTTTGCATACTCCTTTTGAAACTCGTCTAAATTCTTAACGGCTTCTTTGTATTTTAACTCAAATTCAACTTCTATTTTTTGTGCCATCTTAACTTTCTTTTTGTTTGTTTAACACCCTCTGTTAGTGTTTCTGCTAATTTATATTTTCCTTGTGCTATTCTTATGTTTTCAGTTTCACCATCAACAACCTGGAGCAAGTCAATTATATTCTTAATCATAATATTGTGTTTAATAATTCAAGTTCTGTTTTTCCGGATGTTAAATCTGTTTTCATTGAATTTATCTTGTAGTTATCTTGCCCTAACTGTATCAAGTCATTTAATTCCAGATCATAATAAACTTTCATAGGTAGATAAGCAGTAACCTTAACTAATCTTCTTTTTTCATTAAATACATCTTGAATATAAGTCTTGTATTTAGTTTCAAATAAAGTATCTGTAAAACAAGTTGGGTCACCAGCTTCTCTTGCTGTGTATTCGTTTATTTCATTTTGAAAATGTATGTTTACTTTACTTGTTGCACAATCCAAAGCCAAACTATTTGATGGTATGAAATATCTTGTTATATCATCTTCATCAGTTGTTTCTTCATCTCTTATTCTTATTGATGTACCATTGTTTAGGATAGGATAAAACAATAAAGGTTCACCATAATAAGGTTCAAAATTATCATCTACAAAATAACCATATTGAAAAGTAGTTGATGCTCCAGTTCCACTTGGGTTTATATCATACAGTCTTTCATACTGCATATGCTCAAAAGGCAACTCAACTTTATAATTCTCTGTAGGTGCATCATATATCCTATTGTCTAATTTATAACTAATAGAGCCCCAGCCAGAATTAAATATCTGTTCAAATTGTTTTGCTAATAATGTACCTAAACCTTTATAGCTGAAATTTATTTCTTTAAAAGGTAAAGCAACATTTACTTTTGATGTTTTAGTATCTAAATATTTATCTATGTTAACTGGTGTTTGTGAACCCGCTGCATAATAACTATCTAATGTCCTAACTACTATAATTCCTAAATCATTAACAAAAGCAGTTAAGTTAAACATCTTAAACATTCCAGATAGAAAGTCTATAATTTTTATTTTAGGTATCTGTTGTGTGATATTAAATTCAAATACTGCACTTGTAGAAAATGTGGCTGCATTACTAAATGAAACAGTACCATTTAATGTTTGTTGTTCATCATCTCTTTCTTCTACATCTGCTGTCCACTTTATACCACCAGCGGCAAAGCTAACTAATTGTTCTGAACGTATATCTATTGTATAAGTACCATCATCTAATTCTTGGTTTAGATAAAAGTTATATTGTCCTACAATACCATTTTCAATAGTAACACTTCCAGTATTTGTTTCTGTAATTCTTACATCATATGGTAGTAATAAATTTGTTGGTGTAAATAACAAATCAAAATCATAATTTCCATAATCTCCATCAGAGGATGTTATAGTAAATTCACCATTACCTACATTTGCAATAGGGGTCATTACATCATAATCACCAGTTGTTGTTTCAGTTCCTAATTCTGCAACACTTGTCCAATTTGCATCACCAAAACTAGGTGTTTCTACATTACCTTTTTTTCTGTGCAACCATATAAACAAATCATCAAATTCTTCATTTGTAGTATCATTAAAAAAATCATCTGAAAATACAATATCCGAACCATACCCATTTGCTACCGTATATTTACTTTCTATTGCATCAATAATTGCTTGTACTCTTAATCCATATTTAAACTGCTTCCAATCAACACCATTTTGTTGTTGTGTACCAGATCCGTGTGGATATATGTTGTTTGTTGTTGCTTCGGGGTCAAAAGTTGAGTGTGAACCACTATTGTATATTAACCTGTTTGTGTGAGTAATTAATGGTACTACAATATTATTGTTTCCGGTTGGGAAACCTTGTAATATATCTCTTATATTTGCGTAGTCATATACTTGTGAGTTATCATCTAATGCACCCAAACTACTCAACAAATCATCACCTAAAACATCCTTAAGGTTTACCGTATTACCAAAGAAAGTAATGTGATATGTATGAGCAACATTGTTTTTTAAATCAACACTATTAAGTTTTATTTTACCATTCTTAAAAGGCAAATCATTTAACTCTAATCTTGCATCAGCTTTATTTCTTGCATCAAAGCCAAAGTCAATATCAAAATTATAATAATGCTGAAATATCTTATTATTCTTTCTAGATGCCGGAACTGCAAATGTTTGAGTAAACTCCGTAAACACCTTTGCAATATCCTTTACATTTTGAATAGTTTGCGTTAGTGATACACTTTCATCTTTAAATAAATCTACTCTTTCAGTACCTATGTATAGTTGTAGTCTACGCATTTATCTAATGTTGTTTATGTAATCAAAGGCTTCTTCAAACTCCATAGTGTATTCTATTAGCTTATCATTCACACTTGTTTTAAAAGCCACTGATGATGTTTTTACTTTTACCGGTATGATTATACCAGATCCTTTTCTTACAGTAGATAACCAAACGTATTCACTTAATAGCAATTCTTCAAATTGTTGGTTTGCAAACTCCGGATAATATCCGCTACTTAATTTATGTGTTTGTTTAGCTTGTGTATTGAATACTTTGTTTGGTGCATTCTGTACTGAATAGGTAGCACTTGAGCCACTTGGATAGGTTATTGTATTTGATTTGTAAGCCTCATTTGTTCTTGCTAGGTTTTTAGAATTCTTTAAAAAGAACCATAAATCTTGTTGTGCGCCATACTTGTTTATGTATATAATTCTTTTACCATCACCATACTTTGTGCAATCAATTCTTTTAATATTACATACAACACCATCAACATTTGTTATACTTGTATCTGTACTTGTATAAGGTGTTACAACCAAACCATTCAAAGCAGTTATGCTTGGTAATTTACCCGCAGTATTATTAGGTGCAAATATTGTAAAGGTATCTGTATCTTCATTTATAGGAATTAGGTAGGTAGGTGTAGTTCTTCCAAAAGGCACGGTTGGATTTACTTCTTCTTCAAATGTTCCATAAGCTTCAAAACCTCTATCTGTTATTGTAGCTGGTTCATCTATTACAGTGCCACCACCATTTATTGCATTATAGCTTTTTAGGTTTGTTTCAATATCAACTGTTTGTGGTACATAACTACTTTGGTATGTAATCTCAATGTAATCCCTTGCAAGTTCTGCTATATCAAAATTAACTGTTTGAGTTGCTACTAAAGATAAAGGTAAATTCTTTGTTAATGTATATCTTAAAGTTCCATCTATTGTAACCTTGCACACAACAGACCTTGCTCCGGCACTTGCTACTATGAATTTAAACTGTGGGTTTCTTAATGCTAATTGTAATGCCATCTTAAAAGTCTAGTGTTAGTGTTGCTATAAATAAATAGAACCTTATTGTTGTGTATGTATATTTTTCATCTCTTGCGATGTACTCCCAACCAAACAATAATCTGTTATGTGGGAAATGAAATGCTATTTTTAATGTCCAATCCATAATTTATTTTGTTCCTAATATTATACCATCTTCAATGTCCAATACAAATGCTTTTGATAAATCACTTGGCAATCTTTTTAATCCCGCTTCAAATGGTTTTGTAAAAAATAGGTTTGCTTTTAAACCTTTGTTATAAATACTTCTTGCAATTAAATAACTCATACTTTCGTAAGACAAAAATCTTCCAGTTTTTTTATCTCTCCATTGAAACTTCTTTTTCTTTATCCAACCTTTTTTTGTTTCCGGATTGTAAAGTGCTTTAGTTAATCCACCTTTTTTGCCGGTACCAGATCCATATTGAAACTTTGATAATGCTGCACTTGTTTCTGGGTATGTTGAGGTTTTACCTTTTACACCTTTATCTACAAATGGCCCGTAATCTTCCATTAGAAATTCTAATAAAAAATCATCTTGGCTTTTATCTATAACATAACTAATTGAATTATATAAATCACCACCACCTTTTTTATCTTTGGTTAAGTTTGACCTAGATTGCTGAACAACATATTTACCATACTTGTTTAATATTTCATCTACGTTTTTAAACTGCATTAGCAAATGTATATATCATTGTAAATTAGTATTGTTATATCTGCACTCCATCCCGCAAGTTCATTTTCAAACCTATCGCTGAAAGGTGATAAAATTGGGTTTCCATCTAATTGATACATATCCGTGTGCAACGTTCCCATCCTTAACTTCTGTATTAGCTTATTTAAGACCAATAGCTGCGTGTTTAGAATATCTTGCTCATTATCGTTACCTGTAAATCTATCTGTTGTTATATCCTTTGATTGGTCTACAATATCACAAGCCAAGATACTTATGTTAAACCTCAACACTTGTTCTTCTGCTGAAACACTATTTACAATCATATGTGCTAATGGAAATATGTCTTGCTTATTTAAGTTTACTTTGCTTATGTCACCAATAGAAACTGTATTAGTAAATTCAGTACCTCTTAATTGTTCTTCTATTGTTGAGGTAAGTTGATAATACCCTCTTATACCTTGTTGGCTCATTTGAAATTCTTTTTAATTCTTTTTGCTTCCATTTCTGCTTTCTCTTTTAAATATTCTAAAGTGTATAAGCATTTATGTACATTTAGTTTAGTGATATCTTCAAGTCTTCTAATATCGTTTTGAGCGAGTGCAGTGAAGATGCTTTGATACCATCCATACTTTCTTGAAAAATTTGTTCCCGCATCAAGCTGTCCATCTCCGGTGCTTCCAAATAATCCACCATAGTTTTCGATAAGTCTATTCCTAAATTCCACAAAAAAAAAATCGCACCCAATACCACATCCATAGGTATTTCTTCTATCTTTTCTTTTGCATCTAAAGTATATTCATTAATCAAATACTTGTCACCTATCTTTTTGCTAATTGGTCTATATAATACATTCATTGCTATTTGCATATTTTGCCAATCTCCAATGTAAGTATCCAGATCAATGTACTCCCCTAAACTCATTTCATCCAAGTCTGGTATTATGCCATATTCAATACCACCAATTTTAAAGGTTCTTATTAAACTTGGTTTAGCCTCAAACATATTATTGATAATCTCAACAATCCTATCTGCATCTGTTAGTTTTAATAACCTTGCACTTTTTGCATCCAGGTTACAAAATATCTCTATCATTTTACATTGTAAGAAATAACTATCATCATTGGTTTCTTGTATTTTTAGAAACTTCTGATATTGCTTTAAAGATATTTCTGATAGATCACTTGGAATGATTAATTCAACTTTCATATTTATATAACGTTTTTAAAATGGTTTTTTATAGTAAGGTAAATATAATAAAAAAAGGTACACCATTTCTGATGCACCTTTTACTCAAAACTAACTTACTTAACTATAACATACTTGCTTCGTGGCAAGTTCCACTACACACTCCAGGACTATCTATCTCCGCACCACATTCGCTGCACTCATAATCCTTGTACTCCGGTGGGCTATACCAATCCATAATATTCTGTTTTTAATTTACCATTACGGTAATGTTCTACAATTACACCAGTACTTAAAGCTATTGTCTTGTATGGTCTGATGCTTTTTTTTATTAGGTATTTATCTATTAATTTTTTCATATCTGTTTTATTTATTCTTCTATTTCTTCAAATACTGCGTGTTCTTTACATTCTCCACATCTGTCGGTTTCATCTAACCATCTACCAGATCCGCAACAATTACTGTATTCCATTTATATATATATTTATAGCATTTAATACAATTATAAAAAATGCTATGATTAATACTATTATTATTTGTGTTTTAAACTTTCTCATTCTTATGTGATTGCATCCATAATATAAGATAGTTAGCCGCTTGTCTTTTGTCGAACCCAAATTGTTCAACTAAATAAGATGATGCTCCAAACATATTTGTTATTCCGCTATCTCTTAAAAGATTTAAATATCCAAACACATCTTGAATTTCTTTGTTTATTTCTTCTGCCATTTCTTTACTTGTCATATCTGTTTTATTTAATTAGTAAAAAATTAAGTTTTTCTTGAATTGGTTTTAAAGACTTTGTACTTTTTATAATATTACCATTTAACCATAAGCTAAACTTGTCGTTAAGTGCTGTAACCTCAATCAAATCTTCTTGTGAGTTTGTAAACTCTAAATCTTGTTTTTGTAATAATTGTTTTGTAAGTGTCATAATATTCTGTTTTAGTTAATTAATATACCACAATATACAATCTTATTAACATATACACAAATTTATTTTAATGTAAAGCATATTTCCCAAAGTTAGGTCTGCTTAATATTGAGTAGGTTGCATAACGGCAAGGGTCAATAATATGGTTATTTTTATCTTCCGGAGTATTAGTCAACATTCCAGATCTATCCTCTTTCCATTTATAATTCCTAAACTCACTTATGGCATTTGTTGAGGTAGATAGGATATGTATCTTATATCTCTTTAATAAATCAATTCCGGCATTCACACTATCCTTTCCCTTTATACTAGAAAATATATTATGTCCCATTGCTCGGAGTTCTGAAATTAATCTAGGTTCAGCACTATCTGCATAAATTGGTTTACTTGTTAGATTTAATTCTTTAAGGAATTTATTTATATCACTCGTAGTCATTTGAGTTCTATATAGATGTTCCTGGATATAAAGATTATGCCCTTGGCTATAAACCGCAACAAAAGTAGAAGGGTCATTCGTATAACCAAAATCCATTCCGTATGCAATCAATTCTGCTTCTTGCGGGATCTGGATAACCTCAACATACTTAAATATAGTGCTTCTGCTCGCAGCTCTTTCTCCTAATCCATATATCTGCCAATATTGTTCATCTGTATCTTTTAACCTTTCTATCTCACTTCTTATAGATGCTTCAATAAAAGGATTATCTAGGTAGGTTGTTTTATAAAATACACAATCATCTCTAGGTATTAGCTTATCATATATCCAATGGTATTCATCCGATGGATTAAAGTCTAATATTATTCTGTCTTGTGTTCTGAATAACAACTGCTGCATATCTTCATAGTACAACTCATTACCCTCATTAACGAATAGCAAGTCCCTTTTCCGTCCTCTAATCTTTTGAGGTTGGTCTAAAGATATAAATTCAACTAGGTTCCCAAATAGGTGATATTCAGAGTTTGACTTATTATGGTTCTGTTCACTATAACAATTATAATTTTGTAGGATAGCCATAAAATCTCTCATTACCGTTGCTCTTAAACTAGGAAATGATTTACGGCAAACTGTTATAACCTTATTGTTATTATTAGCACAATAGTTAAATATTATCCATAAAAGAATATTATAAGTCTTTCCAGATCTTGTACCACCTTGCTCAACTACAATTTTTTTATCTGTGTTGGCTAGGTGCTTATAAACTATATTAGTCTGTATCTTCGGTTTTATCAATTATCTCTATTTGAAAATTAGTAGGCATTCCATCTGCTCCGGTAATCTCTTGTCTTTCAATATATCCTCTTTTCTTTCCTTTAGTCTTTAGATAGAAGATTGTAGCAGCAGTTGAGTTATCAGCTATCTGTTTATGTAATTGGCTTTCCGCAAAATCTAATGCTACGTTTTCAATATCCCTTACCT